ATTAAAGGACATAACATTGTTATCAGTCAAAGAAGTTGACGCGAAAGTAGCGCGACTACGCTCACGGTCAGCAGCACGCGACCAGCGTATGCGTGATGTGCTTTCGGTACGTCAGGGAGATATCTCTAAGGTATACCCTTCTATGTTTTCAGAGGACTATCCAAAGCCTCTCGTTGCCAACTTCATTGACGTAGCAGCACGTGACTTAGCAGAAGCAATGGCACCACTGCCATCCTTTAACTGCTCAGCAACCAATATGGTCTCCGATACTGCACGTAAGGCCGCAGATACTCGCACCCGTATCGCTAACTTTTATGTCACAAACTCTGATCTACAACTTCAGATGTATACAGCAGCCGATTGGTATAACACCTACGGCCTAGGTGTTGGTATGGTTGAGATGGATTACGATGATAATAATCCTCGTATCCGTATGCTTAACCCATTTGGTACCTACCCAGAGCTAGATCGTTATGGTCGAGTTTTATCGGTTACCCAAGTTATTGTTACCGATGCAGAGACATTGGCTGCACAGTACCCAGAGTTCTACGACCAGATCCTAGGTCGCAATCAGTACCAGTTGTCTTCGCCTTATATCTCAATGGTCAAGTACCACGATAAAGATCAAGACCTGTTATATCTACCAGAGCGTAAGAACTTAGTTTTATCTAGCACACCTAACATACTAGGCAAGCCAATGGCATCTGTCATTATGCGTTCCTCCCTTGACGGAGAAGCACGCGGTCAGTTCGATGATGTACTCTCAGTCCAACTCGCTCGTGCTCGCTTTGCAGTATTGCAGATCCAAGCTGCTGAAAAGTCTATCCAAGCACCTATTGCTATCCCACAAGATGTGCAGGAGTTGGCACTTGGACCGGACGCGATTATGCGTTCTGCTAATCCACAAGGTATCCGTCGTGTACCACTAGAACTACCACCTGGAGTCTTTACTGAATCCGGTGTCCTAGAGCGTGAACTACGTCTAGGTGCTCGCTATCCTGAGTCACGCTCAGGCAACATTGACGCATCCGTTGTCACTGGTCGTGGCGTACAGGCGCTACAGGCAGGCTTTGATACACAGATCAAGGCAGCACAAGCACAGTTTGCTCGTATGTTCCAAGAACTTATCTCTGTTTGTTTTGAAGCAGACGAGAAGATCTTTGGTGGTATTCCTAAAACCATCAAAGGTTCAGACGATGGAACACCTTATGTACTCAAGTACATCCCATCACGTGATATCAAGGGTGAGTATGGCGTAGATGTCCGTTACGGAATTATGTCTGGTATGGACCCTAACCGTGCCATCATCGCTTTGCTACAAATGCGTTCAGACAAGCTCGTATCACGCGACTATGTACGTCGTGAGATCCCGATGGATCTTAACGTTACACAGGAGGAACAACGTGTTGACATTGAAGAAATGCGCGATTCTTTGCGGGTTGCTGTTGCTCAGTATGCACAGGCGATACCGGCACTCGCGGCGCAAGGCCAAGACCCTTCACAGATTATCAGCCGTATCGCTGCTGTTATCCAAGGTCGCCAAAAGGGACAAGCCTTAGAAAACATTATTGAAAAAGCATTTATGCCAGAACCAGTAGCAGCACCAACCCCAGAGATGCCACCTATGGCCCCAGGTATGGAGCAACAGAATCCAGCAGCAGGTGCGGCCCCCGCCCCTGCCTCGCAGCAACCTCCACAAACACAAGCTGGTTCGGCCCCTGCTGCTGGTCAACGTCCAGATATAGCACAACTACTAGCCGGCATCACCGGCGCAGCATAAGCAAAGGAGGTGGAAATATGAATAAAGGATCACGCGCAGCCGCACCAATGGCAAAGCCAAAGGAAGGCAAGATGGATCACTCCAAGCCAGCCGGCGGTAAGGTAATGGCATCAATGATGCCAGCAGGTCGCCCAGGTAAGAAGACAAAAAAGGGTTAACAAATTTAGTGGAAGGTGTGTAGGACGATGGACCATAATAGAATACGTCGTCCTATACGCTCTTCCGATTTTGTAGTAATACTTACAGAGACTGCATATAACTTCTCGCAAGTTGTATCAGGATTTTTTGAATCATTATATGAATTAAGCATTTACCATTCTAACCAAAAGACTGAAACCAATCAGGCTTGGGAAAAGATGGCGCAAGACTTAGAGACTTTAGAGGAGGAACAACAGTGAGTATGATGAATCCACTGGCTGGACCAGCAGGTCCAGGTAAATTCTCCACACGTACAGATAACCTAGAGATGGGTTCTATTGCATACGGTGAGGGTGTTGAGACACAGGCAATTAAGTCTGGTGCTCCGCTTGGAAAAACTGCCGATGCAGTATCAGGACCAACAGGCAGACTGCGTCAAGCAGAAGCGCCAGTAACAGAATTATATGCACCATCACAGCGTCCAAGCGAACCAATTACTGCAGGTATTGATATGGGTGATGGACCAGGCGCTAGCGCCTTAATGATGCAGCCTGCAACAGAGAAGCTATCTGACATACTAGCAAAGATGATTCCATATGACCAGACTGGCGAAGTAGCAATTTTGTATCAGCGAGCCGCATCACGAGGTCTATAAATGGCACAGAAAAATTTAATTTCTGCAGCCGCACAAGCCGGTCTTAATCCATCACAGAAGAATCAAGTTGATGGTTTGGCTAAACTACTAGACTCACATAAAACTCTTCTTGCTTTGCCTGAAAATTTTGCACAACAAAAGTTTAGCGAAATGACGCAAGATCAACAAAACGCTCATATTGCTATGTTTGGCGAATCAGAAGATAAGCCACCTGAAGAAAAGCGCGGTTTTATCGGTTCAGCATTTCACTATATGACTGCACCTATCAAGACTGTTGTTGGCAGAACCTTTGGAGCACTTGACGAAGTCTCTGACTTTATGACTCGCTTATACCGTACTGGTGCTATTGCATTAGATCAAGGTGTAAACGTTGGCAAGGCATTTGAAATTGCTAACGACAATGGCGATATGGTTTTTAGTCCAGACAGAATTTCAAAGGCCAAGAAAGAATTTGGCAACGATATAGTCAATGTAGCTATGAAAGTAGCAGGCGGTAAAACACTAGATGATATTATTGCCGAAGGCACAGATATCGAAAAGCAGATTGCCAAGCGTGCAGATATCCGATACAGCAAAGAAGAAGATGTAGAAGATTTTAATAACGCCTTAGAACGAGTTAATGCTGCTAAGTATTCTCCAGGTCGTCAACTTGCAAATCTACTTCCTGGCTCTGATGGTTCACAATTTTTATACAAAGGTATTTCTGGAACTGGTGATGCAGCGTTTAGAATTTTTGCAGATCCATTGCTTGTGCTAGGCAAGGCTAAAAAAGCATACGATGCCGGTGAGTTCCTATTGTTTAACGTACTTGGTAAAGAAAAGTTTACCTATGGTCGTAACCTACTTTCAACTGTTGGCAATACTGAGAACCTTGATAGAGTCTTTGGACAAAAAGGTGTAGTAGATTTCTTTAATGTATATGGATCTAAACTAGATGAACTAGCTACCATCCGTAAAACAAGCAAAGATTTACGTGCTCAGGTTGCACTATCAGATGAACTACGTCGTATTGCCCCAGAGTTTGGTCCAGCAGCTATAGATGAGTTTATTGAAGCTGGTGTCAAAGATGCAGCCACTGCTAAAACATATCTACAAAATGTTGTAGACGTTAGAAATATTATTAACGGTCAGCCAGGACGACAGGTTCCTCTTATCCCAACTTTAGATGCTGGTCGCAAAGCACGCATCAATACCCTTCGTACAGCTAATCGTGTATTTAATATAGACAAAGTAGGACAAAAGATTGTTGATGCTTTCTATGGCACAGACAAGATTCAGTTTGAAGATATTGCAGCAGGACTAACAGATGATGTTACAGAACTTGCAAAGAGTGAACGCCAAGTAGGTCGCCTCAAGGGTCCAGATGGTTCGATACGTATGTCACTTAACCAGATCCAAGGACGCATTGATCGCTTTGCACGTAAGTTTTCAACCATCCCATTCTTTCGTGATAACCGTTTTAACGTACTAGCAGATGATGCGCCTACACAGGTGTACCGTTTGGCTCGTCTTGCAAACTCTCGTTACCACTCAAAGATTATTACAGAGGCGTTTACTGCAGGCAATGAAGGCCAGCGCAAACAGATCTATGAGGGTGTCTGGTACACGCTTGCAACAATTCGTGGCGTAGATAAATCAGAAGCTGGTAAGACATTCCTACGCAATTTTGGTAGCAAAGGTGTTCCAAAGGCTTATGCAACTCCTACTATCATTCGATCTCTTGATGAGAATGGTATTGAAGTTACCAAGATTGAAAGCCCAGATATGTTACCAAATGGTCAGCGTTCTGCATTGTTTGATTACCAACTATCTGAAACTATCTCAACACCTAGCATCCAAGATTTAGATCGTCTTGCTGCTCGTTCAGGAATTATTGATAACGTAGTCGGTGCTTCTCAAAAGCAATGGGCTGATGATTTAACTAGCGCTTGGACTTTAGGAACCCTAGCAGGGCCAAAGTTTCCAGTGCGTAATGCAGCAGAAGATCTAATGCTCCACCTTGCAGTAGGTGATTCACCTTGGGGACTTATCAAGGGTCGTTTCCTATCAACACGTTTACGTGCTGCATCGGGTGAAGGTAATCTAGGTTTTATTAACAAGATCGTACGTAGGAAACAAGTAAATGCCTACAACGCTAGAATCGCTGCAGCATCTGAAGCAGGTGATGTTAACGCAGTTCAGACTATTATGGCTGAAGCATTGATGGATTCAATGGTTGGCAAGTTCCTTGACAAAGAAGCTGCAGAGTACTTAGCAGAGTTTGCTAAGTATGGTCGCTTACGAGATACTATGCGTATCATTGGCGAAGGTGGAAAGAACGGTCTTCGTGGTGCAGATCAGTATATGGCTGCAACAGATGACGTTGAGCGCTTTGGCGAAATGGCAGCACTAACCTATGATGGCGTTAAATATACGCAGGTATACGGCAAGCGTCAGTTTGGTAACTTTAGTCCAGTAGCAAGTACAGAGGCTCGACTTGGCTGGCTTGTGCAAATCTCTCGAATTGCTAATGATGAGATCGGTAGTATTGCTATTGCTAATCTTAATGATGAAAAAAAGGCAATAGAGGAAATTACTAAATATCTCGGAAGTTTGTCACAAAAAGGACGTGAGCGTTTTCAGTTATACAGCGTTCCTGGAGAAACAGAACAGACTCACGCAACTCGTGCCTATCAAGCGGTAAAGAATTTGTTATCTAAAGAAAATGGTGAGATAAACCAGGATCTTCTTAACAAGATTCGCTTCGTTGACAGTAACCGCAAGGTAAAAGTATCTGCACGAAACCTTGGCTTAGATGATTTGCCAGATGCTGAAGATTTTGCTCTTGCTCCTAAGTGGATTGCAGGCCCAGTGCTAGTACCAGTAACAGAGGGAAACCGATTTGGTGCCGGTATTAGTGAAAAACTATGGGGCTATATGGGAGAGGCTAACGCTAGATTCTCACGTGAGCCACTGGTTATCTATCAGTTAACAGAGATCCGCAAGAATATGCGTGCTACAGGTTTTGAAAAGCGCATTATGGATCAGATGACCAGGGGCTTAACAGGTGAAGCACTTGATAAGGCTAAAGATAATGCTACTCGCCACCTAGTTGATATTGCAGAAGACCTTGCTCGTGAGAGAGTTCTAGCATTTGTAGACAATCCTGCAGTGCGTAGCCAACTTGCTATGTCAGGTCGTAACTTTGCACGCTTCTATCGTGCTACTGAAGACTTTTATCGTCGTATTGGTCGTACCGTAAGGTACAACCCAGAAGCAGTTGTACTTGCATCCCTTACTTATGAGGGTATTGCACACTCTGGTTTCGTACAAACAGATGATAACGGTGAACAATACTTCTTCTATCCAGGATTAAATCCTGTATACAAGGTAGTTAATGGAATGATGAAGGCATTTGGTGTAGAGACTGCATTTCAGATTCCAATGCCAGTAGAATTTTCTGGTAAACTGAATATGCTTACACCTTCTATGAACCCTGATTCACTATTTCCTACATTTGCAGGTCCACTAGCAGCGTTTCCAATCAAAGTGATGACAAATCTAGTACCTCAGTTTGGTGAATTAGAGCGAGTCTTCTTAGGTGAGTACGCTGAAGATGCTCCAATGATTA